GGCGCACGTGGAGAGGTAGGAGCAGTTGTAGCTCTCGCCCTCCACGCCGCCCGATGGCGTCCGGTCGTAGGCGCAGCCTATCTGGTCGCGACAGTAGGCAACTATCTCGTCACGGACGCTCATTCTTGCCGCCTTTATGCAACCCGTCCTTGGAGCGCAGCAGCATCTTGTACCACTCGGCGTCGCTTATCTCTGGGTGCATCTCGGCGTAAATCTCAAGCAGGCTCGACAGCTCCATCACGGCGAGCGATACCGTCACGGTGAGCAGCACGGGCTGGATGCCCAGCTCGAGACCGCCCAGCAGCATCGCGTCGATGATGTCGGCCGCCGCCACCATGCCGAGGTTGGTCAGCTTGCGAATCAAGCCCTCGCGCAGCTCGTGGCTCGAGTAGTTGTGCTGGACGAACACGGCGTTCGCGACGCCGAATATGACGTCCAGCAGGCCGAGGAACATGAGCGCGATCACGGCCACCTGCGCCTTGTCGTCCATGATGGGCGCGATGAAGTAGTGAAGCGGCTCCATGCTACTCACCCGCTTCCTCGGTCGGCTGCTCGATGGGCGTCAGCACGTAGCCGCCATCGGCGTCGCGGGTGATGTCGTGGGTCGCGTTCAGCTCCCTGTCTAGAAGGTGCCAGCCCTCAATCTTGCCGATGGAAAGCGCCGTGTAGGAGCGCCCGCCGTCGTAGCGGCACAGGTCGTACTCGCCGTCGCCCGTCACGTCGTAGCGCACGATTTCATGCTGCTTGGTCTGGTAGCCCTGAGTCCAGATGGCGTACTGGTCAACGGGATGCTCCAACTCCCAGACACGGTGCTCGAGGTCTGCCAGCTTTCCCACCACGTCTATCTGGTCGGCGTCGCGTGCCTTCTCGGCGGCGAGCGTGCGCAGCTCGGTGCGCTGCTCGGTGGTCAGGTGGCCTTCCACCCAAAGGCGGTCAATCTTGCTCTCCATGACGGACAGCTCGTAGCCACCGAAGCCGATGGCGCTCTTGAGAATCTCGTAGTAGTCCATGTGTTGCTCCTTACGCGAGGGTTGCCAGTGCCGCTTCGAGTCGTGCCAGCGTTGCGTTCAGGTCGCGCTCGTAGGTCAGCGCGAATGGTGCCGTGGGGACGGCCTGCGCGGTCAAGTCGGGTCCGACCAGCGCCGTGGGGTCGATGGTGCCGAGGTCGTGGGTGACGGGGGTGGCGAGTGCGTAGTCGATGGTGACGGGGTTGGATGCCAGCCACGTGCGCCACTCTGCCGTGGACTCGCCGCCGTGCTGGAACAGCACCTGCTGCGAGTTGGTTCTGCGTGCGTTCACGCCGATTTCGCCCCAGTAGGTGCCTCCGCCGTTGTAGGAGTCGCAGACGGTCTTGAATCGGTCGCATCGCAGGTACCCGACGGCGACGTTTGTTGCGACGCCGGTGCCGTCCACCAGCCCAGCCAGCGCTATCCTGTGCCTGTTCGGCAGGCTGCTGTCGGCTGCCCCTTGGTACTCCCATGCCTCGTCGCTGCTGCCGTCGAAGGTCGCGCTCCCGACCCGCTGCACCAGCGTCACATGCCCATACTGGTCAACGGTTACCTCGTCGCGGGTGCCGTCTGGCAGGCTGCGGAGCGTGTGGCCGTCGAGCGGGATGGCGGTGACGGACTCGGCGTATGGCTCGTAGGCGTGGGCGGTGCTGCCGTGCTCGAGCTGCACCGTGGTCGTGAACGGGTAGCTCGATGCGCCTGTGCCGACCTTTATCCTTATCGAAGCGGTGGACGCTGGCGCCGTGAACGTCGTGCTCGCCACGCCGTCCTCCATGCTCACCCAAGTAAGTGCCTCGCCGCTCGCGTCTATGACCTGCCCCATCAAGCGACCGCTGGCGTTGGAACGGCTGATTGCATACGTCCCAGCCGCGAGTGGCGTGGCGGCGGCCTGCGTCCAGATGGCGCCATCGGTTGCCAGCACCGTCACCTTGCCGTCAGACGCGACCGAGTAGTAGCTCTCGCTCAGGAGGGATGCGTCGAACAGGTTGCGACCCTTCGCCCACAGGCCGACGTGGTCGTACGGGACGTAGGGGCAGACGGTGGAGCCTGCGTAGATGCACGGGTAGAACGTCGTGTCGATGGTCTGGCCTGAGCGCACATAGATGTTCAGCGCGTAGGTCTTTTCGACCGTCGAGGTTCCCGCGTATGGCACGGAGGTGACGTTGATGTTCACCCCGTCAACGGAGAACGCTGGGTCGATGTTGAAAAAGTACGTGCTGTTGCTCGCCCCCGCCGGTGCTGGGCCGACTATGTACTTGCCAGCGGGCAGCGTGATTGCGGCGACCCTTATCAGTATCTGCGCCGTTGACGTGCCGACCGCCCTGATGGAGCCGTCTTCCTGATGCGTGAACGTGACGCCTGAGACGGTGCGCGTGAGCATCTCGTTCGGCAGCAGGTTCCCCGTCACCGACCGTATCGCCACGGGGGCGTCAGGCGTGGGCATTCCGTCCTGCGTGGACTTGCCAAAGACCGTCAGCCCCGCCACGGGCGTCTTGGCCGCGTCGCCCACGGTGACGCTCTCCGATTCCGCTGGGGTGTTGGTCAGAAGGTTCTCAAGCCGCCACCAGAGCCTGCCCACGCGGTCGAGCACGCCGCCCGACTGTATGAGCTTGGCGTCGGTGACGGAGTTGTCCTGCACGGTGGTCGTTATCTCTGGGTGCGCCGCGAGGTACTCCGCCGTGGCGTCAACCACCATCTGCGAGATGCGCCCCGTGGCCGCGTCCAGCTCGTCCAGCGCGTCCTCTATGGCGCTGTCGTAGGGTGGCCCGACCGTCGCCCCGTCAGTCGCGGATTGCAGTATACGCACGCCGAAGCTCTCGGTGGACGCAATGAGCGTCGAGCCTTGCAGAAGCTCGAAGTATCCCTCGGTCACTCCGACAACCGATGCCGCCGACGTCTCGTCAATGGTGACCGTCGCCACGCCGTTGCTGTAGGTCGCCGTCTCGCGGTAGTAGGTGTTGCGGTTCGGGTGCCTTATCGAGACTCGGCACGTGTAGCTGCCGCTCACGAGCACTCCATGGTCGTAGAGGGTGGCTCGCAGCGTTGTCCCGCGCTTGTCGCCCTGTCGCAGCGTTATCCACTGCTTTGCCCCCATGCTCTTGTCAAGGTCTAGGGACAGCTCGAAGGTGTTCATTTCTAGCTCCTATCGCCTGCAGGCGGCTCTGGTTCCACGCTCACCCTGTCCACGAGCCACCTGTCCCCGTCGAACGCGAGCGTCACGGTGTCGTCCAGCCCCATGAGGTACATCCTCACGTGGTTCCGCTCGTTCTCGTCCCTGTGCGCGTTGCTACCGACGAAGTGATACATGTCGTTTATCTTCTCGACAAGCACTATCCCTCCTTAGACGTCCCAGCCGATAATCAGGCCGTTCCTTACCTTTAGGTAGATCGTCCCGCCGTTCTCGTACTTGAGCGGTATGCGGCCGGTATAGGAAACGGTCATGTTTGCGCCTCCGTTGTCCGACACGCCGATAACATTGGAGTTGAGCAGAATTTCACCGCCGCTGTTACCAACACGCTTGCGAACGTCAATTCCTGCTTGTAGATTTCCGCCACTGTCTACTCGCCACATCAGGACAGTTTCCGGCATCAGCTCTATCACCGTATGACCGCCGTATATCGTGCTATCAGGTGAAACGAGACGTAACGATGACGATGGCTGTCCGTTGTACGTCGAGTACGCTGCACGTATGTTCCCAGTGTTGTTCCATGCGCCGTTGCGATAGAACTGCGGCTGTATGGTTCCACCAGACACAATGGTTCTTATGTCATCACTTGTGGTCGTGATGCTTCCGTTGGCGTCGATGTTCGTCGCCACCATGCCGTTTGTGACCAGCTTGCTGTTGTCGAGATCCCAGTAGGTCTTTCCATCCTTGCTGCTGATGATTCCCGTCACGAGGTAGTCGGCGTTGACGTAAAGCTGCCCGCCGTCCATGTACAGGCCACGCAGCTGGCCGTTGTTGGTCAGCTTGTTGAAGATGCCCGACTGCGTGTTGAGCACGGCAAGCTCTCGACTTGCTGCGTCCGCCACGCTGTTGGCGCTGTTGATTCCGCGGGCGAGTACTGGTGTCGTGGTGGTCACGCGACCGTCCGTCCACGTCACCTGCGAGCGCGTCCAGTAGAAGCGCCCGCTCACGTAGGCGGGTGGCGTGGTCTGCCATGAGCCGCCTGAGAGCGTGCTGGACGAGGTGGAGAGGTAGTACTGCTCTATCACCTGCGAGACGCCCACGCCGTCCTCGCCCGCCGCGCCCTCTATCTTGCTCCACGAGTAGGAGCTTGGCGTGGTCGGGTCGGCGGTGTTCTGGTCGGTGCAGACTCCGAGGTAGCTCTTGCCAGCGGACACGGTGGTAGAGAAGTCCGTCGTGCCGTCCGCGCTGTTGGCCCATGCGGTGTGGATGTAGTTGCTCTCGCCGTCGGCTCCCGCTGGACCACGCTGGCCCGTCGCACCGTCCTCGCCGTCTGCGATGCGGATGGTCGATGTGGTGCCGTTCGAGCTGGCGAGCACGATGGTGGTCACGCCGTTCGCCTTGTAGGTGGACTGGATGTAGACGCTCGTGCCGTTGGTGCCGACGTAGCTCTTGGTGGTGGCCGTCGAGCCGTTGGAATAGTTGGTGCGCACCCACAGCCAGCGCCCCGCCGCGATGGACGTGGGCGGGGTCGTGCTCCACGAGGTCGGAGACGTGCTCGCGCTGGTCGATGTGCCGTACTGGATGGACGTGACCGTGACCGAGGTTCCGTTCTGGCCTGCTGGCCCCTGCGGCCCCTGAATCTGGCCGACGTTCTCCCACTCGGTGCCATTCCAGACGTACAAGTCCGCGCCCACCATGTAGGAGTCGCCGCTGCTGCCCGTGGGGTGCGCTGCCTGAAGCTGTGCGAGCGTGTCGTAGCTGCCCTTGATGGTGACCGAGGTACCGTCAGTGCCGTCGATGCCATCGCGCCCGCTTATCATGACGGGCTGGCTGTACTCTGGCGTGGAACTGCCCGCCGTCGTGGTGGCCGTGCGGCTCCAGATGTACTTGCCGCTCTGCCATTGCGGCGCTGTCGTGGACCATCCCGTCTGTGGTGCTTGCGTGGCGCTGTCGCCCTGCGCGTACTCCACGTCCACGTTGGTCACCGTGTCGTCGATGTCCTCGAGCGCCTGCTGCACGGTGCGGTCGCCGAAGGTCGCGGTGGACGCCATGCGGAACTCGCCAGTGTCGAGGTTCCAGTAGTTGCCGCTGTCCGCGCTGCCGATGTAGCCGGCGGTCAGCTTCGCCGCCGTCACGAGGTCGGAGAGGATGTGGCCGCTCTGGAACACGGTGCGCCAGTCCCAGTCGCCGCCGGACGTGCGCGAGTCGGCGATGCGGATGTTTCCTCCGCGGACCTCCACGACCTTGCTTGCCTCGGTGCCCACCGCGGGGTCGCTCACCTCGCGGTCGTAGGTTCGCGTGCCAAGCCCCGGGATCATGTACCAGTAGCCGCCCGTGGCGTTTATCTCGGCGTTAAGGCGGTCGAGGAGGTTGGACAGGTACGCAGCCGTGGCCTGGTATGCCGACGAGTTGCTGACCGTCTCCTCAAGCCCGCTGATGCGCTTGGAGAGCGAGGACAGGTTGTGCGACAGGGATTCCATCGCGTTGCCGATGGTCAGCTCCATGTCGGTGGGGTCGAGCATCGAGCCCTTGATCTTCACGACCCTCGCGCTCAGGCGAAGCCCGCCCTCGCAGAAGGTGCGGTCTACGATTGCGACCTCGTCTCCGAGAGAGACGCCATGGGGGTTCATGCCAGCCGCCACGAACTGCGCCACGTCCGCCTTGTAGGTGACCTTCGGGCGCGTGTAGTCGGTGATGTTCTCGAGCGCCCACGCCTTTAGCTCGGATGGGTCCTCGCAGCTGTCGTTGGTGACGATTGCCGTCGGGTACTCCCAGCCGCCGCTGCCGTCCGGCACGCGCACGAGCTGCGCGACCTCGGCGTCCTCCAGCCACATCACGCCGCCGTTTACCTCGGCGATGTCGGGGCGTCTGGTATAGCCGCCGCTCTCCGTCTCCACGGACTTGCCGAGCGGGACGATGCGGCACGGCCACGGGTCGTCCGAGACGATGCGCCTGATGCCCGTGAGGTCGGCGCCGTAGTCGAAGCGCCTTGTGGCCTGCTCCTGCCCGAGGTGGGCGAGCAGGTCGACGTGACGCTCCACGACCCCGTTTGCGCCCACCGTGATGGTGGCGCGAAGCTCGCCGCCCCACTTCTCGATGACCGTCTGCAGGGCTTCCCAGCCGTTCCTGCGGTAGAAGCTCGCGGATGCCGTGCTGGTGACGGTGACGGTGCCGACCTGCCAGCGGCTCGTGCCCTCAAGCGCCACCTCGAGCGCGTGGCTTGCCGCCTGCGGGACGGAGGGATGGCCGGGGACGTAGCCGCAGCCGTACATGTCGTCCACGAAGGTCACCGACATGTCATACTGCAACGACCAGACGCAGTAGTGCTCGTGCGTGACCACGTCGCTGTCGCCGTGGTCGGCTTCGACCCCCAGCACCACGTACTCGTGCCAGATTCCCATGCCGTCGCGTATGAGCAGGCGGTCGGTCTTTTCCAGCTCCTGCGTGGTCGTGATGGTCAGCGAGTGCACGCCATTCAGCGCGTCCTCGTAGTCCATGGCCATGATCTGGTCGGGGTCGATGTCGCACCTGTAGGCGTCCGTGCGGTCGAAGACCATGACGCGAACCATCTCAGGCATCACAACCACCTCTCATTGAACGTGACCGTGGCGGCGCCCGTGCCGTTCATGGTCAGGGTGTGCCGCCCAGGTGCGAGCACGAGCCAGTCGGCCGAGGGGTCGAGCAGGGACACGTCGCCGTTGACCCTGAGCACCCGCGTGGCGCAGTCAGCCGCGACGGGCGCCGTGCTCAGGTTCGAGGGGATGGTGGCAGCGAAGAAGCTGCCGTCCTCGAGCGTCAGGCGCCAGTAGCCGCTGCTGCCCTTCTTGGCCGCTGCCGCGCTGACGTGCGGCATGGTCGGGTGCGTGCCGCCCACCTCGAAGCTCACAGAGCCGCCGGAGGGGACGGTGACGGTGCGCTCCCTGCCGTAGGCGATGGGGTCGGGGCACTCGAAGGCCACGTCGAAGGTGGTTGCGTTGCGGTAGCGCGAACCGTCGCCGTCGGAGACGGGGACGGCCATGTACCACAGGCCGCTGTCGATGGAGAGCGAGAGCGGCCTAGGCTCGTCAACGGCGAGGATGGCGGCGAGCATGCGCGACGCCTGCTGCCGCTCCTCGACGGCCTTCCCCATCACCGAGAGCGTCATGGTGATGGTGCGTGCCGCGTGGCTGGCGCCGAGGTAGAGCGAGCCGTCGCGCCCCGGCACCTCGCGGGTCTTCACCGTGCGCGGGAGCAGGGACGTCCTGAGGTTCGACACGTGGAAGTGGCGGGACAGCTCGAAGCCGTCGAAGATAACCTGCGTCCTCATGCCATCGCCATCCTCTCGCGCCGAATCTTCCTGCTGAGCGCGTCGGCGATGCGGTCGATGTCCGCTTCCTCGCGCACGTAGAAGGTGTTGCCAGTCACGGTGACGCTGGGAGTGGCGCCCATCTCTCCCTGGATTCCGCGGGCGATCTCGCCGTAGGTCTGCCTGTTGAGCGGCAGCGCCGCCTCCTTGCCCCTCTCGCCGATGCCGATGAGGGTTGCCGTGTCGAAGACGCCACCCTTGGCGTACCAGCTGATGCCGTCAAAGACGGGGATGGAGAGCAGCCCGCCAACCGTGTCCCAATGCCAGTTGATGTGCGGCAGGCTGGGGCGTGGCAGGCTCCACGAGAAGTTGAACAATCCCTTGATGCTGTCGACGATGCCCGCCATCGTGTCCTTCGCCCAGCGCAGCTTGTCCACGATGCCGCTCTTGAGGTTCTCGAATACGTTGAGGGCTGCGTTCTTAGCCGCGTTGAATTTGTCGGAGACGGTCGACTTGATGGAATCGCTGAGCGACGAGACGTTGTTCTTCATCGCTTCCCACTTCTGGGAGACGTTCGACCTGATGCTCTCGACGGCGGTGCCCATCGTGGTCTTGATGTTGTTCCACTTCTCCGAAGCGCCCGCCTTGATGGCGTCCCATGCAGCCGAGAAGTCGCCCTTGATCTTGTCCCACGACACCTTGAAGTTGTTGGCCTGCTCGCTCATGGCGTTGGACCAGTAGTCCATGATGCCCTGCCACCATGCTGGGATGCCGTCAATGAACGCCTTGAAGCTCTCCCACTCCTGGCTGAGCACGGCGCACAGGTTCGACCAGTCCTGCTGCAGGCCTGCCCACAGGTCGCTCATGATGGTGCAGAAGTCGCTCCACAGCTGCTTGCCCGTCTCGGTCTGGGTGAAAAAGGTGTAGAGCGCCATGACCAGGGCCGAGATGCCGCCGACGATGAGGATGAACGGGTTGGCGCTGAGCGCCGCCGTGAGCGCTGTGAAGGTGGCTGGCAGCTTCGCCAGTTCCGTCCCGATCTTGAAGCCCATGATGGCGGCGAGCGCGCCCGCGATGCCGCCGATGGCCGTCTTCACGAGGTCGCCGTTGTCGGCGAGCCACTGCAGCGCGCCGTCCGTCAGGCTCACCAGCGAGTCGGCCAGCGACTTGAGCATGTCGGGACCGCCGTCCTTCCACAACCCACCGATGGCGTCGCCTATGTCGGTCATGACCTTCTTGATGTTCTCGAAGATGGCCGTGTTGCCAACCTTATCCTTGATGTAGGCAAGCCCGTTGGCAAGCGCGTCGAGCGGCGCCTTGAGCGCGTCGGCCACGCCCTCGAGCGCGTCGTGAATCTCCTGCTGGCCGATGGCATTGAGCACGTTCGCCCAGCCCGCGCCGATGCGGTTCTGGACGTTGGCGATGGC